CGCCTTCTTCCCCCCAAGGTGGCCGATGACGCCAAATACAGCCACGCTGAGCCACGAACGCACGAATTAGGGTTCGTGTTGCCCAGATTGGAAACTAAGCCGCCTAGGGCAGTGCTGGGGTCCTTTGGGGATGAGGCTGCACAATGGCTTTCAACGGTGTTTGGCATGGAATTACGGGAGTGGCAGAAGTACGCGCTTGATCGAGCTTTGGAATATGACGAAAACAGGCGGCTAGTGTGGTCAGCGGTCATTATCACGGTAGGGAGACAGTCGGGGAAGTCGTTCCTCTCCCGTGCAGTGTGCATGTGGCGTTTGCACCATCAAGAATTGTTCGGTGAACCTCAAACGATTCTGCATGTTGCTAACCGACGCTCAACGGCTATGGAAGTCATGAGACCGGCTGGACTATGGGCCACCGAGGTGTATGGGAAAAAGGCCGTGAAGTGGGGCAACGAATCTGCCGGCATTGAACTACCAACGGGCGACAGGTGGCTAGTGCATGCCGCTAACGAATCCGCCGGTGTCGGCTACTCCGTGTCCATGGTGTTCGTAGATGAGGCGTGGAAGGTGAAGCGTGAAGTGGTCGACGACGCATTATCTCCCACAATGGCCGAACGTGAACAGCCACAAATCTACCTCGTGTCGACCGCCGGGGATTCACAATCGGATCTAATGCAGGCGTACCGTCAACGGGCACTCGACCGCTTAGACGATGATGAGCCAGGCAGTGTGCTACTCATGGAGTGGAGCGCACCCGCGGAAGCCGACCCGGATGAAGTTTCGACGTGGAAGTGGGGCTCACCCGAATGGAACGACAAGCGGGAAAACTTCCTCCGACAACAATGGGCCCGGATCGAGGAAGCAGCTTGGCGACGCGAATACTTAAACCAGTGGGTTATCAGGGCCGACCATTGGCTCAAAGACTCGTGGTGGAATGGCACACTAGATCCCGACGCGCAACTACCAACAGACGGAGTGTGGAGCGTAGCAGTGGAGACTGACTTCGACGGTATGGGTCACGCCGTAGCAATCGCCGCACCCGACGCCAACGGGCACATCATTATCCGAGTCACAACTCACCGAACGATTAAGGAAGTCGACGAGCAAATAGGCAAAATCAGGGCCGAGCACCCCAGCGTTTATGTGCAGGTTACCCCCGGTTACGTCGACCGGCTTCGGGAGAAGTTCGATTCACTTGTGGGGCAGCGTGAAGCGGTCAGCGCGACTCAAGTCCTTCAAGACTTATTTAGCCGGCAACAGCTCCGCCACGACGGATCTCAAGTACTACAAGAACATTTCGCTAACTCGAAAATATCCCAGCGTCAAGGCGGATGGGTACTCACCGCGCCAATGGGCCAGAACGGGATCTACGCGGCTAGGGCAGTCATGTTCGCCGTATCGCAAGCCGCAAAAGCACCCCGAAGTGTGGCAACGATCCGAAGCCGACGACCGACACGCCGACACGCATGAATCCGTATTACCAGGACGAGCTAGTAACCCTGTGGCATGGGGACTGTCTAGAAGAAACCGAATGGCTGGATGCTGAAGTGCTCATTACCGACCCCCCTTACGGTTTAGGCTATGTATCGCATTGGTCGAAATATGACATGATAAAGAATGATAATGACACGGTTTGCCGCGATCTCGTACTTGCAAAATGGAACGGCCCTGCGCTGGTGTTTGGCTCGTGGAAAATTAACCGGCCCAAAAACACGCGCCACCTGCTTATATGGGATAAAGGCGACTCCCCAGGCATGGGCGACGTATCACTACCATGGGGGCCAGGGCACGAGGAAATATATGTCATCGGCTCGGGCTGGGTTGGCCCGCGCCGCAGCAACGTGTATAGAGTCCCCACCCTTAATAGTCAGTCACATGACCGCCCTAACCATCCGACCCCAAAACCGATTGGACTCATGGAGCAGCTGATTTTGTACTCGCCCCCAGGCGTTATCGCCGACCCGTTTGCGGGCTCAGGCACTACCCTCGTGGCAGCTAGTAACTTGGGACGCACAGCCATAGGCTTCGAGCTGGAGGAATCCTATTGCGAAATTATTGCCAAACGATTAGCTGCAAAAACATTGTTTTAGACACGCTCAAAGCACGCAAATACCAGAGAAATAGGAAATGTCATGGTAGTGGGCTAAAGTTGTGGTATGGCGTTCCCCCGAGCCCTTCGCGTCGTGAGAGCGCAGGAGTCTATTTCCCAGGCTATGGAGCAAACTCCGCCTGCCTCTCACGTTCGTGAATCCAGCGGCCTAGTCGCGTTACTCGCGAACCAACTTCAAGGCAATTCGACACGCCTAAACGCGATGCAAGTACCCGCATTCGTCAACGCACTCAAAACCTACACACACACTATCAGCGCGTTCGCCCTCCGAGAGTACGTCTACGACTCGCCCGTAGCGGCACGATCATTCCTCGCGCAACCATCCCGGACACTGCCCTATTCGGCAGTCATGCAACGCACGCTCACTGACCTGCTTATGTATGACCGTGCCTACTGGCTCGTGACAGAGCGGACGTGGGACGGGTTCCCGTCACAAATCAAAGTGATGCGCGTTGAGGACACAACCGACACCCCGGCTTATTACGCCGGCATTGAGGACACAGCGCAACCACCCGCAGACCCTTTCTACTACCTCGGGCAGCGCGTCCCCACAAGCGACGTCATTAAATACTACGGCGGTGGCGAAGGCGGATGGCTTAAGAACGGCGCGACAGCGATCAACACCGCCGCAGCCCTTGAAGCCGCCACACTCATGTATTCCGAAACCCCGATACCCACGGTGGCCTTGAAGAACAGTGGCCCGGATCTTCCAGCCGCGCAGGTGGATCTACTCCTCGACGCGTGGGAGGAAGCCAGAGCGAACCGCGGCACGGCGTACTTGAATAACACTATTGACGCTCAGGTTATGGGATTTAGTGCCCGTGACGTGCAGCTTGTGGAGGGCAAGAACCTAGCCGCCACACAAATCGCGAGACTTTGCAACCTTGACCCCGTGTGGGTCGGGGCCGGTGTCCCCGGATCAAGTCTCACCTATTCATCGAGGGTTGACCTGTACCGGCAACTACTCGACACGGCCCTGCGGCCGGTCATGCACTTGATCGAGCAACGGTTATCCATGCCGGACGTGACCCCTAGAGGCCACACGATCAAGTTCGACACGACATCGTTCCTACGCGCTAACCCGCTAGAAACCGCAGACCTGATAACGAAACTATTGCCACTGGGAGTTATCAGCGAGGATGAAGCAAAAATGATATTGGATCTACCGACATTAGGCGTCTACAGCATGAGCAGGGAGTAAAGCATGAAACAACTCAACACCGAAAGCACCGTAGTCTTTCAGGAGCGTGAAGATAGCCAGGGTGACATCGTCGGCACAGGTCACGGCATGGCCGTCCCCTACGGAACCGAAACCCTCATAGGTGGTGTGCGGGAGTCTTTCGCCGAAGGATCATTCGACCTCGAAAACGTCATAGGAAAGCCACTGGCCTACCGTCACGGCGAACCCGTCGGAATCATCACCAACGCGGAAAACCGCGAGGACGGTCTCTATATTGATTTTGACATTGTCGACACGGCCCTAGGACGTGACGCGGCAGTACTCGCACGCACCTCAACCATCAAAGGCTTGTCAGTCGGATTCAACCCGGTAACGTCCGCCTGGAATCGTGCCAAGGACGCGATTCAACACACAGCCGCGAACCTCCTAGAAGTATCACTCACCCCATACCCTGCCTACTCCACAGCCGGCGTAAGCAGTATTAGAGAAGAAGAAGGAGCAAAAATGTCCGACACAATGGACTCGACCGATGTTGTGTCGGTCGATAAAGAAGCACGGGAAGCCGTAGCATCGCTACGGGAAGAAATGAAAAGCATCGAGTCACGAGCATTCGTGAGCGAGGCCCAACACCCATTAAGCGAGTTCCGTTCATTCGGTGAATACTGTAAAGCCGTGTACGCAGGCGACACAGAGAACCGCGCACTCGACGTGCAGAGTCTCGCCGACGCCCCCGGCCTTGTACCTCCAATCTGGTTACGCGACATTAAAGGCGTCCTTGATCGTGGCCGCCCAACAATTACCGCGCTTGGCGGGCCAACTTCCGCAGTCGGCGCAGGCATGTCTATCGCGTGGCCTTATTTTGACGGGGATTTAAGTTCTATCGTTTCCACGCAAGCCGCAGAAAACGACGAGGTTAATTCCGTTGATATTGACATCAAAAAGGGCACGGCGAACCTAGTTACTTACGCGGCAGGATCACGCTTGACACAGCAGGTAATCGAGCGCACAGACCCGTCATACGTGGACGCTCACCAGCGGATCATGTTGGGCGCGTTCGGAACCGAGACAGATTACGCATTCCAAGCGGCATTGTGGGCAAATGACACACCCGGAGTCGACTATGACTTCAGTGCTGACACGACAGGCCTCGCGTTCCGTGAAGCCGTGTTCGCGGCTGCGGTCGACGTTGAAACGGCAACCGGCCAGCCAGCCGAAGTTGTGTATGTAAGCTCGGCAGTGTTCAAGAAAATTGGTGGCTGGACATCATTCATGCCAGACAGCTACAGCCCCAATAACGTGTCGGGTACGTTCAACGCTCGTACGCTCAGCCTGACCGTTGCCGGTCTGCCGATCGTGTTGGCTCGTGAGTTCGCAACCGATGACACCGAATCAGCCATTGTTACGAACCGTTCCGCTATTACATGGGCAGAAGATGGCCCTCGCCTGATGACGAACGACGTGGCAGCGAACCTAGGCCGCGATTATTCCATTTACGGATACGCAGCGGCACTACCGTTTGTGTCCGCTGGAATCGTCGGTATTTACGATCAGGCATAGTGAGAATAGGTAGCCGATCAGGATGGCACTCGTAACCGGCGAACAGCTCGCCGATAACTTAGACATTGACTATGTCGACCCGTACAACACGGTGCTCGATCAAGTAGCCGATGCCGCCTGTATTTTGATCGGCTACCTCATCACAGCCACAGCGTTCACCGATGAGGCAGCACCCGTGAAGGAAGCCGCCATGAGCGTGGCCGTGGAGATGTTTCAAGCTCGGACAAGCGCGGGAGGGGAAGCCGTATCGGTCGACTTCACCCCCGGGCCATACCGTTTATCGGTGTGGCTCACTCGTAGAGTCATGGCCGTGCTCGCCCCATATCTCGATATGAAGGGCGTTGTCGGCTAATGGCACTCACCACGGAATCACGGGAACTACTCGTGACGGCCCTAACTGGGAACGGTTACAGGATTTACGACACAGTCCCAGCCGTACCAGCGACACCGTCGGTAGTGATCGTCCCGGACTCACCGTGGATTAGGCCGAACCGTATCGGGTCGACACTTAACTACGAAGTGCGGTGGCGCGTCCTAGTCAACGTGAACCCGCGCAATAACGAGTCAGCGACAAAGACCACCGAGGACGCGCTCGATACTCTCCTAGTGGAGATCCCGAGCACGTTTGTGGTGGACGCAGTGAACGCGCCACAGCTGCTAAGCCTAGGCGGTCAAGGCACAGTAATGAGCACCGAAATTAACGTATCTATAAGGATGAAGGAGTAAGAAAATGGCAGCAGTAGGAGTAGCCGGCGCAGCGTTTACAGTGGACATCGGCGCGACACAATACGAGGATCAAATAACCTCAGGCACAATCAACACAACACCGACAATCATTCGCACCAAAACCCTAGGGGATGTTGCGTTTGATCAAGTCGACCTCAATAGCACCATGAGCCTAGAGTTCCTGTACGACGAGGCCTCTGGCATGTATGCGGCACTGCAAACCGCAATCGCCGCCGGAACATCGGTGGCCGTGGGTGTGGATTCAGCCGTCGGAGGTTGGACAGGCGCAGCCATGTTCATCGAGTCGTGCGACCTGACCTACCCAGCGGACAACGTCGCAACCGTGTCAGCGTCATTCACCGGAACAGTCACATTCGCATAATCAACGAGCAAAGGGGAACGCCATGTATCCACAATTGAAAATAGAGTCAGACAACCACGAGACAGTCGAAGTCGACACGTTACCTGTCGATTTTATGATGTACGAGGACTTGCAAGGCAACAGGCCAGCGAGTGAGCAGGGTATGCGACTCACCATCGCGTATTACTACCTCGAAGGCAAAGAGCCTGGGGACTTGAAAACCGTTAAAAGTTGGGCGCGGAAAAACCGTGTCAAGGTAGAACTCGTGAAGGATGACGCAGACCCTTTGTAGAGGGGAGCCACGGCAGGCTACTTGTCCGGCTCGCATTACGCACAGGCTGGACGCTCAGCGAAGTGAAGAAACTCACGGGCCGCGAGGTCGTGACAATAATTGAGGAGTTAGAAAGTGGCACAGGTTAAGCAGTTCGACGCTTACATTGAAGGCCTCAATCCTCTATTGCGTGACTTGAGGCAACTCGGTAAGGAAGCTGCCAAAGAACTACGGCAGTCCTCGCGAGTTATTGCCGATCGGCACATGGTGCCAGCGTTCCAAAACGCGGCCCGGTCAGTCGGTGGCGACTGGGGCGACCTCCTAGCCGCAGACATTCGCTCCGGTCTGGACAGGCTTCCAAAAGTTTCTATAGGTAAGCAAAAGAAAGTGA